CGTAACGGTCGTGCCCGCAGCAGCCGCGAGGCGATAGGCATAGTCGAGCTTGTAGGTGTCGAAGTTCGCCACCTTGCCGACGAGAGCGCTTTCGTATGCGGAAAGCGTCTTGCCGGGCTGAAGCACCTGACGGCCCGCGAGATCGGCGGCCATGCCGTTGTAATCGACCGAGCTGAGAACCAGCTTGCGGTCGAACATCGGGATGCCGTTGCGGTTCATCGCGTTGTCGAGAGCGGCGACGTTGGAATAACCCGACGCCGCGCCGGCCTGCTTGACGATCACCGTACCGGTCAGTGCCGCGAGGTTCGAGCAATCGACGTTGATGTCCGAGGCAAGGCGCTGCATCGCCGCATCGCCGAGACGGCTTTGCTGGAGCTGGTCGCGAAGCTCGGTCGCCGACAGCGTAAGCGGAACCGAGTGGCTATAGCCAAGCGTCGTCGGAACCGAAAGCTGCGTGTAGTTGCGCGCGAAGTTCGAAGACTGGTCGATGCCGGTGAACGACTGCGCGATATACGGCATCGGACGCCAGATGGTGTTGCTGGCACGCTCGGCCATCGTGTCGTCGAGGTTGTAGGTGTTGAAGAGCTTGGAGACCACGAGACCATCGGTGAACTTCTCGAACACCTGGTCGAATGCTACCCTCTCTTCCTTGTTGAAGTTATTAGTGCTCACGTCGAAAATCCTCTGAGTTGGAGAGCCAAAAACAGGTTTCTCGGGCCACGCCCGGTCGGCACCGCTTCTGGTCTCTCCCGTCTCAGCCGGAGGTCGCTGTGGTTGCGGTCAGTTCGGCAAAATACGCGCGCCGCGAGTGACGCGCGATTGCACAATTGCCCTACCTTAATCCGTTCTCGCGCTTGAACTTGATGATGTGCGAACGGTCGCCGCCCTTCTTCTCCCACTCGGCTTCCATCTTATCGAGTTGCTTCTGCACGGCATTGGTCTTGACCGCTGCGCCGGCCGATTGACGCGGCGCTTGATCCGGCTCCGGAGCCTTCCTGCGTTTCACCATTTTCAGTTGTCCTTCGAGCTTCGACACTTCCTTGATGAAGCGGATGGGATCGGATGCGCCGTTGAGCTTCGAGAGAGCCTCAAGCCGCGCCGGGTTCTGTCCCAGCGCATAGATCAGCTTCGCTCGCGCACCCTTGTCCACGGTGTGAATGAGGAGCGCGTTCATCTGGTCGCCCAACGTCGCGCGGACGGTCTCGAACGCCTCGTCGGCATCGGGCTTGGACAGTTCATGCTTCTCCTGCTGGACCTCGGAGAGCATGTCTTCCCATTGCTTCTGCTGGGCTTCCTGGGCCCTCTGCTTTTCGGTCTTGCGCGCTTCGATGCGGGCCTTCTTGGCGTCGTATTCGCGGAGAGCTGACTTATACAGGTCGGGATCGCCCGCGATGTCGTCGCTCCACAGGTCCGGCTCGGGACCGAGTTCTTCTTCGGGCGGCTCGGGAGGCGTGGCGCGGCGCGCTTCGGCGGCCTCCTTCTGGGCCTTGCGCAATTGCTCGCGAAGATGCTTGACGAGCCCGGAATCGCCTTCCTGCGACTCGGTCGGTTCGTCGCCGAACGAGAAAACGTCTTCCTCATCGTCGGTTTCGTCGTTGGTTTCGGGATTAGGCTCCTGCTCGTCCTCGGGAGCCTCGGGCTCGACCTCTTGATCCAGCAGCAGTTCGTCTTCGTTTTCGGGAGTCTCGGCTTCTTCAGCCATGTTCATTCCTTTCGCTCACCCGGTTCAAAGGCCCGGTGGTTGCCTTGAGCGAAGGTTAGGACGGCTTCGATTGTGGTTGCGATTGCACAATTGCCGGGAGTATTATCGGAGCGTGAGCTGGAAGCTCTACGTGAGCCTGTGCTGGCTGATCCTGTTATGGGGCCGTCCGAAGTGGCTTAGGCGCGGAGCGCTCAGCCTATTGGTTCTGGTCTTTTTTGCCGGGCTGTGGTGACGCGGCGGCCAGTTGGCGCAGATTGTCGTTGACGGCATTCTGAAACAACTGGATTTCGCTTGCAATCGCCGGGTTTTTAGCCGCCATCGCCTGAACCCACGAGCGCGACCAGAACGCTTGGGCTGCTTTGACGTTGGCGGGGCTCGAAACAAGCTTCTTCGCAAAGTCCGGATCAGCCAGAAGCTTTGCGGCTCCATGTTGGCGGAGCGCCATAAGGCCAGTCAGGAGAGCGGTTACTGCGGCTTCCTTGAACTGGCCCGTCAAAAGCAATCCGGCACCACCGACTTCCCCTCCGCGCATCAGGAAGCGGGCAATACCGCCTGCACTGTTGGAATGATTGCGCTCGGCCTCGGAAAGCTTTCCCAAGTCTGCGACCTTGGCGAGCTTTTCCAGTGCAACGCGAGTTTCAGGAGCGAAGATCAGATTGCGCGCAGCCTTGATCTGGTTCCAGTTGGTCAGGAAGGTGCTTAGCGAAAACCTGTCGCCGACATCGTTCTGGGCTCCGTCGCGCGCCGTTCCAAGTCGCTGGATGATCGATGCCCTAACGTTGTTCGCCTGCTCTTGCGGAAGGGCTCTCAGGAACTGCGCAAGACGCGTGCCATTGCCCTTCACGTCCGAATTGATGCGCCTGGCGACGTTCTCGCCCCATTCGTCCATGTTCTTGCCGAGAATGGGTTTTAGAACGTCATCCTCAGTTTCGATCTGCTGAGCCCATTGTCTGTCGGCTTGCTGGTACAAGGGAATTGCATCCTCTCTCCCGGCTGCTTTCAGGCCATTGCTCATGTCTTCGTTGATCGCGTCCATGACCTGATTGGTCAGGCGCGTGGCATTGTCAGGAGTCACCCCGGCATCGTTGATGAGGTTGGAGCGCAGCTCCGTTCGCGTCAAACGCGCGCCATCGATGGTGAGCACTCCGCCCTTCTGCTTAAGCCCGTTCAGAAGGCCTTGGAGCACGGTCCCGACTTTCGTTCCGTTGAGCGCTTGGTTCTGGTCGGCAATCATGCTCTTCAGCGTGGCTGCGGTCTGCTGAGCCCATACTGGCGTGTTTTGCGCCACAGCCCGCGCCTGGTCGTAGATGTTCCCGATGCGTGAGCGATTGGCCTTAACTCCGGCAACGGCGGCATCGCGCGCCTGATCGCCCATTTCGGTATTGTCTAGTGGTGTTCCGAGGTCAGACGCGATTTTGTCACGCGCGGCCTGCGATGTGTCGATCATCGCGTTACGTCCGGCGGTGATCGGTCCGCGCCCGAATTGCGTCTGCTCAACTGCTCCAGCCGAAGCGCGGTCGGCATCGCTTAGCGCGAACTTGGGAAGCGTAATACCAAGGTCGTTTGCCGCTTGCGCAGCATCAACCGCTTCAGGCGCGAGCGCTGGCGCGGCGGCGGAGAGTGCTTCGGAAGCCTTTGCGATAACTGGACGCGCCGCCTGTCCCGCCGCTGCTAATCCATAACCCGCTCCAGCGCCGGTTGCCGCGCCCTCGACCGCACCCAGAGCGCCTTGTCCGGGGGCCGCGTTATCGAAACCGCTGACAGTGCCCACCCCCGCGCCCTCGACCGCCAGACGATTGCGGGCAGCAGCCAAGGCTGCGGCTCTGGCCTCGACCATCGATCCGCCAGAGCGAAGAACGGCCTTTCCGGCTATGACGGCCTCTCCCATTGCGTCCGAAGGGATTGCGAGACCGCCGACCAATTGGCCGACAAGTCGCGCTGCGGGATGATTGGCCTCGTCCGCTTCCTGGATGCCGTAATTGATGTCTTCCCAGCGCTTGAAATCATCGATCGGATTGGACGTATCGCCGGACAGGTAATCCTTGACCGTATGGAGAGCCGCATCGATGGTGTTTGCGCCCACCATGGAACCCGCACCGCGAACCGCAGCTGCTCCGGCAGTCATCGGCTGACTGCCATCTGGCTTGGGGAGCGCGTAGGTAACGTTGCTGTTGATCTTTGCGCCTTTGAGTCGGCCCGCCACAACTTCGTCGAAATTGTCGCCAGGTCCGGTGAAGCCTTTCGACGCAACAAACTGACGCGCATGGCTTGCAGCCGTTTCGGGAGGATCTTCGGAAAGGATGCGAACGACTTCCGCCTGATCTTCTGGAGACAGGCGGTATGCCGGTTGGTGCGGCATCTGGTCGCCACGCACCAATGTATCTTGCGAAGCATTGACGACTTGCGCCGGAGATGCGGGGTCGAGCTTCGCATCGGCGGGAAGCGGCGTGAAACCCGACGAAGCGGTGGGCGTGGTTGCGGCACGCGGGTCTTTGCCAGTCGCGACGAACGCCTGAGCTTCTTCGGGCGACATGCCGAGTTCCTGAACCGCGTCCTCGACGTTGTATTGCCTGCCGGGGACGGGCTGACGAACGGAACTCCCGTTGTTTACCTCGTCAAGTGGAGCATCTGCCGGAAGCGGTGCCCATGCCATTACTGCTCAACCATTCGCTGGCCGTTGACTTCGATTACGCGCCGCCCGTGGTAAGTCCCGATGACCTTTGCTCCAGCGGGAAGATCGCTCTGAGCCTTCGGACCACCGATAAGATTGCTCAGTTGGTTCTGGATCATCGCCCCTTGGTGTCTGAATCCGGCTGTTTTGTTCGAGGCTTCGGCAAGGACGGTGTTCAAATGCCCTTCCAGCGTCTTCGGGCCCATACCCTCGTCGTTCAATTCGCGAGCAAGCCCGCGAGCCGCGTCTGACGGTGCCGCACTGCCACCCACGCCGTTGGCCGCCGACATGAATTTGCCGTAGGTCTGGGCGAATGCATTCACCGCATCCTTGTATGCCCTGATTTGCTGACGGGTCTGCGCACTTCCGAACTGTTCGTAGAATGCAATGCGCCCGTTATTCACGATTGCGGGATCGTCGTTGATGATATGGTTATCGACCAGCGCCTTCTGGGTTTGCTTCACAAGAGCGGCGTCCCGCTGAAGCCCATCCTGGGCCGATGACAGGGCGTTCACGATCTGCGTGTTCTCGGTCATCGCCTTGTTGAGGCCGGTGTATTTCGAGCGGATCGCCGGGAGTTGGTCGGCAGTGATCCCGGCTTGAGCCATCATTTGCGTAGCGCGGGCAAGCGCCGCCTTCTTTAGCTGCGCAATGCCGCCGCCACCCATGCTTCCACCAAGGCTGGCGAACGCCGTTGGCCCAGTGGCGATCCAGTTACGAGCGAGGTCGTCAATCTCCTGCGGATTATAAGAGTTGAGATCCTGCGTTCCGCCCGGGATCGGAATTTCCTTGGTGTGCGTGGCGTTCCAAGCAAACCCTTGTTCCGCGCCTTTGGTATTCAGTCCTTCACCGCCGAAACTATAGGGATCGGACTGCGGGGCGCTCGCTACATTACCAGCTGGAGCGCCAGCAGCAACCGCGCCAGTCGCCATCGCCGCGTTAGCAGCATCGCGATTCGCCCAAGCCGCAGCATATTTCTGGCCCGCTTTCGTCTGTCCCAGCCTCTGGAAATAGGCCGACGCGAGCTGCATGAAACGAGCAGGATCGCCGCCGGACTGAGCCAGCGCAGTCTTGGCGAACTTTGGGTTGCGGACATAGACATCGAAATACGGCGTTTGGAGGTTCGCGGGAAGGTCTTCCGCGCCAGACGGTTTCCAATAGCGGTCATAATAAAGCTGTTTCGCCTGATCCGGCGTCATGCTCTTGAAGTCGGTAATGCCGTATTTGGCGAGCACCTTGGGCGGATTGGCCTTAAGGTTGATGCCCATATTGACTGGCGCGCCGTTCATGTCCTTCGGCGCATATCCGCCTTCGTTGGAAAGCACGGTGGAGACGGCATGATCGAACCCGCCGTCTCCTCCGGCAGACGCTGGACCACCTCCTCCCGCTTGCGACGGCGCGGCGGTATCGCTTCCATCGACTGCCGCCGCTCCGAACTTGCCCGTGTATGGATTAAACGGCGCACTCTTGCCGGTGATCGGATCGGTGACCGGCTGAAGCTTGGGCTGTCCGCCGACAATCGTCTGTCCCTGCTGGTTGACCAAGCGCTGGTCCATGCCGACCGTAATCGGCTCTTGAGACAAACCATTGGCCTTCAGGAACTCTGCCGCCTTATCCGGACCGACCGCCGTTCCAATAAGGTATGACAGAACGCCCTGCACCGCCCTCTGCTTCGCCGGGTCGCCGGAATTGAGCAGATCAAGCACCGGCTGATATTGCGATGTGTCGCGCCCAGCGGCCTTCTCGGCGTCAATCCTACCCTGAACGACCTTGGCCGCGCCCTGATAATCGCCCCGCAGCGCAAGCGTGGTGGCCTCGCCCAGTTGCGTGGTGTCCTTGAGGCGGCGGTCCGCATCCATCGCGCCCCACGCATCGCTCGCCTGCTTGGCGTATTCTGGATACTTCCCGAACAAGGCGGCAAGACCGCTCGCGCTGGGGTTCTGGATGAACGCCGACATGTCCTTGCCGAAGGTGAGCTGGCGCTGATACTCCAGCTTCTGCAAGGCTAGCTGCTGTTGCGCGGCCTGCGTCTGCGTATTCATCAACGACGCTTGGGCGCGCTGAAGGATTTGCTGGTTCACGTCGGGAATGAGGTTCATCCCGGACTGGATGATGGAGCCGTAATCGTCGAGGGCCATCTAGAAGACCTTCGGCGGATTGATGAGGTTCGACCCGATCCCCGCGATATTGTTAATGACGCCGGACCAAATGCCAGCCTGCGTGAGCGCACCACTAGCCGCAGCATTGCCTTGCGCCTGAAGGAGGCCGCTGATTGCGTTTGTGGTGTTCTGCCCGAAGCCCGCAACCGAGCCGGTCGCGTTCTCGCCCAGCCCAGCTAGACCGCCCAATCGCGAAAGCTGATCTGAGATCACTTGGCTGAGCGTGTCGCGCCCGAAGTTGGCTAAAGCACCCTGCGTGTTGCCGCCGCGCAATCCTCCGGTGGCCGACGCGTTCTGGAGAATCGCTTCCTGCCCGTTATTGTACAGGCTCTGGTACATCGGAGAGCCCTGCAATGCGGTGATCGCGGCTTGCGCCTTGGCGTTGCCGTTAAGCCCGAGAAGATCTTCGATACCGGGAAGCGCCGCCGTACCCGCGTTGACGTAGGGCTTGAACAGCGTCTGCGTCAGGTCGAACTCGCGCCTTTGCTCGGCAATGGCTGCGGCGTCTGACTTCTGCTGGGCATTGGCGGCAGACGATGCGCCACTCGATGCGAGCAATCCACCGCCAATCGCGCCCACCGCGCCGATGCCTGCCGCGACTACTGCCGGTGGCATGGCTTGCTCCACTGATAGATGTCGTAGATTTCCGGGCCGAACCCGATATCGATCACGTCGAGGTCCACGCGCTCGAAACCGGCGTGGGCCGCGTAGTGCCGCACTGCATCGTGCATGAGCGGAACGCGGGCCGTCAGCGTCTCGGCTCCTTGCGAGACGATGTAGTCGATGCCCTCTTTCGCCATGCGATAGCCGTCTTTCCCGCGCCCTTCGGGAAGCACCATCATGTGGACTTCGTAGGTTCCGGGACCGGCGTAATGAAACATGAATGCGCCATGTTCCCAGACCGCGAGATGGTTACGGTGATCCTCGACGAACGATGTCAAATCGAGCTGCGATTTCCCGTCGCCGCCACAGGTCGGGCGGATCGCCGGATGATTGGCGAGTTCGTTCAATCGCTCGGCGCTGAAATGCCGCTCCAGACAAAGCTCTGCCACCGCGCCCATATGCGGCGGGACATTACCGAGAGCGGGCCTATCCTAGCGATTGCACAATTGCCGCTACCACGGACAATGGTCGCGGTCGTTTGAATAGTGGCGCGGACCTTTCCATTCGACCGCGCGCGTCAGAAAGCATTCATCGATGATCCTGGAAGCCAAGCCCTCCGGAATGACATGCTGCCACGGCTCGCTCGCCCAGAAGCGGCGCGTGCTTATGCGGAGCGGCTGAAAGAACACGTCACTTCTTCTTGCGCTTCTTGCCGAGTACCTTGTTCGCCTTGGCGTCGATCTTCGCCGCCGCCGCCTTCGACAGCTTGCCCCTCTTCACCATCTGCGAGGCGCGGGCCTTCGCATTGGCGGCGTGCGATTTGTCGGGAACGGGATAGGACCGGCCCGGACCGGCGAACGCGCTCTTCGGAAGCTTCTTGCGCGCCTTACTGCTGAGCTTTGCCATTGCTTTTCGCCTTGAAGAAATTGGTGACCGCCTGGAACCGCGAGGAATGCGCCTGTGCGTGCGCCTTCACCGCATTGGTGCGTGCGTTCGTCGCCTCGATTGCGAGCTGCTGCGGCAGATGCTCGGTCTGCGTGCGCAGATGCTCGGTTTCCGCCGCCGTCTTGCCAATCTGCGCGATCTTGTGGACCGCCTCCAATCCATCGGGCGGCGTCGGAGCTGCATCGGGTCCGCCAACGGCCTGTGCCTGTGCCAGCTTCAGCACCGTATCCGCAGCGCGTTGCTTGGCGGACGCAGCGAGATCGGCGGCCTTGGCCTGTGCGACCACGACATTGGGATCGGGCGGCTGCTGGCTCTGTTCTTCGGCGGCCTGCTCCATTGCCGCTTTCTCTTCGTCGGTCGGCTGCGTTGCGCCCAACGCCAAGAGTTGCTTGCGCGACCAATCCTGGACCTCGTTCAGGCCCTCGCCATCGGTGTTCATCACGGCGGTAAGCAATAGAACCCGCGCCAAGTCCTGATCCTGTGCTTCGACCGCGACCGAGGCCATGTTCATGCACGATTTGACCGTCTTGTCGCGGCGGGTCGCCGTTGCCTCGGTCACGTCCACCACGACCTTGTAATGGCCGCGCGTGAAGTCGTTCTGGTTGTACGCCTTGCCCTGCTGGTTGACGTATGGCTGGACGAGGGTGGCGGTCCCGTCGTTGCCGTCTTCGCTCATCGTCTCGACTTCGCGACCCGGCTCGAAATAGACATCGGCGCACTGCGAAACGTAGATTTCGCCGCCGCACTTGGTCGATTTGCGCCAGTTGTCGAGATAAATCCCAGAGCGTGCATCGACGCGGGTTGCGGCGACCTCCAGGGCATCGGCAGAGGTATTGGCCTTCACTTCATCCGAGCCGTCGTCCTGGTTCTCGGTAAGGTCGGTACGGGCGATCTGAAGCACGGCGGCGGTGTTGGGATCGACCTGCGGCGCTTCGACCTTGCCGATTGGGCCGCCTGAGACGATTCCTCCCGTCGTTGGGTCGAGCAGCGGCTCGACGAGAGCGTAGGGGTGACGGTCAACGACCTGGCGCTCCCACATCGTTGCGAGATGCGGCGGGATTTGGGAGGCGGCGAAGATCGGAATTTCACGCGACGACTGAGCCGACGTTTCGGCCATCTTGGACACGGCCGCGTTGTAGAGCTTCTGGATGTCCATTTTCTGCTGGGTGTAGCCCTCGTACCGCTCGATTCCGTCCACGACCGCGCGCTTGCCGAAGAACGGCACAATCGGAATGCGGTCCCCGGCGATCAGGCCCTTGTCCTCAAGCACCTCGGAGCCTGAGAGGATGTATTTGTGGACGCGGCAGCGCTTCATCTGCCGGGTCTTCACCTGCCAGCCCATCTTCTTGAGGTCGGCCAGCTCGGAATCGTCGATCTCGCTGTCCCAGTACCGCTCTTCGGCCTGGCTCAGCCGGTGGGTGAGGATATACAGCTTCTCGGTGACATCCTCCTTCTCATAATATTCCGCGGTCTTGACGACATCGGGCGTAAACCAGTCGTAAGGAGGATCGATGCGTGGTTGGGGCCAGTCGCTGATGCCTTCGGGATACTGCTCCTCGAACAGCACGCGGGCGTGGGCGGTAATCAGGAACGCGTAAGGCGCATCGCATTTGTCGTAGCGGTCGGACGGGCCGAAATAGACGCGTTGGTCGGCGTCGGTGATGGTGCAGCCGGGATTGATCCGCTGCGCATCCGATTCCTTGTCGTAAGGATCGGCGTATTCCTGGGTCAGGCGATAGGCTCCGAACCCTCCGTCCACGCCTTCTGAGAATGCGTTATCCCACGCGTCGTCAGCACCGTAGAAATACGCGTCGGCCCGGTACATCCCATCGAGCGTGTCGGCGGATTGATCGTCGCCTTTGCCGTTGGCTGGGCGGAAGTCGGGAACGATGCGGTTCTCGTTATAGTCGCGCTTGATCTTGTCGATGCCGTCCTTGACCAGCGGGATCTCAAGCTTGATCTCGTCGGGAAAGCAGTCGCCGAAGTCGCCTTCCCACATCGCGCCGGGAATGTTCACGAAGCGGCGTGCGATCAGGCACAGGCGGCGCTGTTCCAGTTGCGGCAGGACCGACACGTCGAAGTTGCGCATCGCCCGGTCGAACACTTCCTGAAGCTTGGCGTCGGAAGTGTTCTGGTCCTCCAGGCCGGAGTCCGGTTCGTAAACGGGCGCGGTCGCCATTACAGCTTCAGGCCACTCGCCCTGAACGGCCACTGGTCACGGTTGAGGAGCTTGGCGCTGACGAATGCTCCGGCGAGGTAGAGGGCGGCAAGCGCGATGAGAATGCCGAGAATATGTCCAATCATGGGCCAGCTCCTTGGCCCACGGTGTTACCGCTTAGCCTCGGCTCCGGGCGATTGCACAATTGCCGCTGGAGCTATTTCCTCAATGCCAGTGACGGGATGCTGACGGCGAACGTCTGCGGGACTGCGTTCAGTGCTCTACGCGCGCCTTCAAGGGCATAGCGCAGCGCATCGATCAGGTGATTGTCCTTGTCCGCAAGCACTGCCGTAACCTGCCCGGTCAGGCTGTCCGTCTTGTAGCTGTAGTGCGTAAGCTCATCGATCAGGTGCGTGCAACGCGGATGGATGATGAGGTCGTAGCTCTTCAGGAACTCAATGCCCTCTTCGACCGAGCGCGAGCCCTTCAATGCCGGAGCGATCCTCGGGAAGCCGTTCTTGCGCAAATGGCTGATCGTTTCCGGACGCGAGCTGTCGGCGGTCATCCAGAACTTCTCGGCGTCGGGAATGGTCATGAACAGCGCGGGTAGGTTCACGATCTCAACCTGCAAGCCCCAAGCTTCGTAATCGACGAAAATCTGCCTCCCATCGAGATAGCAGCGCAGCGCACACGAAGGATCGATCGAATAACCGAAGTCCGCGCCAAGCCTGAACTCCGCGCCCTCAGGGCTGTCGAATGCTTCCACCCTCCAGTTCTTGAACACGCGCGCCTCGGAGTTCCTGCGGTATTTGCCGCACCACACATGCTCGTACTTGTCGAAGTCGCGGCTGCGGTCGTACTCCATCTCGGCGCGAAGCACGTCCGGGAACCACGGGTTGTCGGTATAATTAATCTCGCGGACGATGCTCGACGGCGGGGCCTTGAACTTGGCCCTGTCGTCCTCGTCGAGATGCGAACCCCGGAACATCGCATCCACGGGATCGGTGTCGAGGTCGGGGTTCCACGTCCAGATCAGCCGCGAACCGGGCCTGCGGATGGTCGGGATCAGCGTGTCGATGGACGATTGGGAGAATGCCTGCGCTTCATCGCCCCAGAAGGTCGTAATGCCCTCCATCGACTTGATGCCATTCGCATTGCCCTTGATGCCGGAGAAGATGAACAGGCTATCGTTCGGCCCGCGGACCTCGGTTTCTGTACTGTTGAACGCAGCCCTCACCCCAAGCCGGTCAATTGCATCGTCGATCAGACGCTTGGATGAATCGCGGATGCTCTTCTGCAACTCACGTCCGCACAACACGCGCTCGTGGCGTTCCATCGCCTGGAGCACCAGGCATGTCGCCACGGTATAGCTCTTGCCTGCCCCGCGCCCACCGTACCATGCGAGATGCCTGAAGGTCTGCCACAGGTCGCGCCGGTACTTTGGCAGGTCAATGATCGGCGCTGCTGCCATCGAAGTCGCGGATCACGAAGCCGGGCGGCAGCGGGTTGTCGGGGTCGGAGCCCATCAGCTTCTTATCGGTCCAGTCCTTTGGGAAGCGAGCGGCCATCGATCGGCTGTAAATCGCGGCATCGATGCTCTTGCTCTGCATCCCCTCGCGGCCAATCCGTTCCCACCACGCCTGTGCTTCATCGCGCGCACGCGCAAAGGCTTCGGAAAATTCCGGATGCTCGGCAGGCCAGTTCTTCTCCAGCGTCTCCCTGTGCACACCTATATCGCAAGCCATCTCAACGATGCTCATTCCCTGCTTGCCAAGTTCAATGACGCGGTCGCAGTATTCGGGCTGGTACTTGGACGGGCGACCGCGCATCAATATTCCCACTCCAGGTAGCGGCGGAATGTGACGCTGTAGCTTACCCCGTAATATCCGGGCAGCGGGCCGCACGGCAGAAAGTCGCGCTTCTCGGGCTGGCGCGGCGCATCCTCAATCAGGATACCCACGACCTCGATGCTGTCGTCCGGAACCTCATGAACGAACTCCATCACCTTTCCCTCTTCGGCAGCACAGTCGCGACAGTCTTGCCCTTGAGCTTCAGTCGCGCTCCATTCCCAAGCTTGATCGTATCGCAGCCAATCTTCGATGCGGCGTCGATCAGACCTGCGGACAGCGCGATCTCGGCTCGGGCGGCCTCGACATCCACACCCTTGACGCGCTCCAGATAGCGAAGCACCGCATGGTCGGAGATTTGGCACATAGAGTTTGTCCTACCATTCCCCATGCGCTCGCTCGCTTGCACAATTGCCCGTCATATTCCCTCGCTCGGATCGATCACCCAGACCTGCGCATCGCGGACGGTCCAGCCAAGCCGGTCCATCATTCGCCAGATGGTTCGCTCGGGCCTGTGCATCAGCAAGGCGATCTGCTTGGGCTTACGGCCTCGGAGCAGGTGGGCTCTGAGCCTAACCTTGTCGGCCCTGGTCCAGCGGAGATAGACACCCTTTGCACCGGCTCTGCGGGCGAGAGCGCGTTCGAGACGATATGCCTCACGACGCGATAGCGGACGAGCGTGGCTGGTGGCGTCCAGCTCATCGAATGTCCCCATCTTCACCCTCCCCGCTCAAAACATTGTTATGCTGTTGTATTCAGGCGCTTATCCGCGATGAAATAATTCCCATCCACGCAGCGCCATTCGAGGTCGAGGCGAGGCGGCAGATAATCGCCCTTTTGCGTGGGCTCCTGTCCCCAGAGGATGCGGTTGCCGCGTTCGATCCAGAAGCGCTGGCGCTCGGCTTTGTCTTTTGGCGCGAGCTGGCGCGAGCCCTTGTCGTCCACGAGAGCGAGCGGATTAGCCATTGTAATTCCCCTCCAGGATTTTCACGAAATTCGCCTTCTTGGTGAACCAGTCGAAACTGAAGCCGTGCCAGCCCGTGTCTCCACGAAGGAATGGACTCGCCATGATGTTGGCGATGACCTCGCGAAACTCGGCGACGGTAAAACCGGCGATCCGGGCTCTCAGTCGAGCAAGGCGCTCTGGCGTGAGCTTGCGAACCTTTGGTTTGCCAAGGGCTCGGGCAATCTCGTCGTTCCAAACGGAAACGACATGCTCGGGCTTGAGTGCATCGCCAGATGCACAAGAGGCGCTAGCCTCTAATTCTTCTGTTTCTGTTTTCTGTTTATGGGGCCGTTGCTGTAACGTTACACCGTTGTTACCGGAGAGCCTTGCAACGTATTCGTCGTGCGTGAGATCACGCTTTTGCGCATTGCATCTGCGGCATGCGGTTTGAAGATTATCAGGCGAATGATCTCCGCCGTACATCTCCGGCGTCTTGTGATCGAGGGTCAAGTCATCTGGAGTTCCGCAATATACGCATGCATTGCCGTCGCGTTCGTATATTGCTTGCCTCAGTTCTTTGGATGCCTGCCATTGCGCCGGAAGTCCCAGGGCCTTGCGGTTTTCCCGATAGCGTTTTACTCTTTCATTTGAGCCATCACTTTGAAATTGACGCTTTCTCCATGACGAGACGCCGTGCTCGTCAACCATGCCAAGCTCTTTGAACGCGGCGAATAATGCCTCAATGCGCACCGGTGGCTCGCAGAGGATCACCGCGACACGGCGCGGCGTAGTTTCATAGCTTCCACTGTTGTTCTTGCACGCAGCGCTTTCGAGGATTGCGTGCCATGCGGCGATCGATACCGAGCGCGAGACTTCCGCGATCAATGCCGCCTCGCCAAGCTTGGCATCCGTTACGGTGCCCTCATATGCGCGATACCAGCGGCTCATGCTGGTGTTCGAATCTCTGAGAATTTGCGGCGAC